TAGAATCAACTCTTTGTTAGCTAAAGCCCACTTAGCGAAATCAACGAATGCGGGAATAATTTTTAGAACTTCGCTGAGCATTCTTTAGATCGGGAAGAGAGTCTCTGACTGCGGTAAACAATTCTGTCATTACTGGGAGAAGAGCTTCGCCTACTTCTGCTCTAAGGTTCTCAAACTCTGCGTTCATTATTCGCTGAGTGTTTGCCAGGCTATCGCTGGTGTTTGCAAAGTCTCCTGTGACCTTTTCGGTCTGCTCCATGAGCGAACCATACCGAGCCATTACCTTTTCGGACTCTGTGAGCTCGTCTTTGCCGTTGCCTATTCCATTGGCTAATGCGTATGCGTTTACAGTAGCTGCGCTTAGATCTATGCCATAAGCCCTTAGAGGCTCGCTTGAACCTGCTAGTCCGCTCTGAAACTTGCCCAGTGCATCTGCTACGTCAATATTAAATACAGAAGCAAAGTCCGCGCCCCGAGTTGAGATGTCATCTACGACCCCGACAATGTTTCCGCCGTCTCCTGCGATAGTTTGAGCAAAACTAGAAAACTGTGTAGCAATTCCAAAGAGCTCTGTTTGTGAAAGTCCTAATCCTGTGGCTGCGTTTTTACCTAGTTCAAGGATTCCTTCTGCCGCATCACCGAAAGATACTTCTACAGCGTTTACGGATTCAGCTAAATCAGAAGCAGCGTCAATAGCTGGCTTTACTTGAGAGGCAATAGCTACAGCGAAACCAATACCAATACCGGAAAGAGTCTTAGAAATCGCACCTCCAACTTTTTTGAAAGTGCCCTGGAGCTTTGTCATTGTACCTTCAGCGCCTTGAGTCGCTTTAGTTAGATTCTTGTACTCTCCAAGAATTTCTACATTTAGAACTAGGCTCATTTCCCTGCTCTTCCCTCTAGCTGCTTCTTCATCTCTAACAGTTCGTAGGCTGTCATAGATCTAATCTGGTCTGGTGTTAGACCGCTTGCAAGAACATAACTAATGAGACGTTTAGCCTGCTCCTGCTTTATTATTTTTTTCGTCTGTTGCGAACACTTTCAGTGCATCTTTTTGAGTGATGTTTGCTGTGTCCTCAAACTTTAGGTTTGGGTTGTCTCTTTTCATGGCTACAAAGTAAAGAGCCCTAAGAGCCCTCCCCTTTGGCTTACCGTCTGCAAAGGCAGTAGTCAATACCCGTACCGATTAGGAGCTCTAGTTCTTCTAGCTCTCCCAGTGTCAATTCTTCAAAATTTATCATTCTGTGTCCTTATAGTTTAGTTTTAGCGGTTTCTTGTATGATTAGCTTCTCCATTTGCTTGAAGTAGTTGTCATAGATTTCGCTCCTAGTGTATCCCAGGGCAGTAACAAAGAATGGCTGAGGTCGTATGTGTCTTTTGAACCAGCCCCAATGGATAGGATTAGCGTAGGGTACTGCGCTTTTAGAAGTTCTGTTATTGCCTGCTAGGACTGTAATCTTGCCTCTGGCAGTAGCGCCTACTCTAATGCTGTTCCTAAGCGCGCCTGTTCTAACCGGGGCTAAGCTGCGAGCCTCAGAAGCCACTAGCTCGCCGGATTCTTTTCCAGCGTCTTTGATAGCGTCTTTTGGCACTCCAACCGCTGCTAGAGCTTTGTTTATCTCTCGCAGATTCGTTACCTTAACCCCGGGCTGAACAGCCATGATTAGGCAGTTACTACTGTAACCCCATAGAACTCGGAGCTGTCAGGATCGTTAGGTGTAGTTACAACCCTAAGGGTCACCGAAAAGGTTGAAGTTTCATTAGAGTTCAGGCTTAGCGGTGGAATCTCGTTGAACTTGACCACGCCTGAATAGTGAGGTTCAGAAGCGGAAGCGGTCGCATTACCGTTAGGAGCGATTACGAAAGTTGCAGTCGTTCCAAAGTTAGCCCACAGAACGCGATAGAGAGAATCTGCATCACCGGAGGTAACACCCTCTAGCCCTAGAGCCCACTCTCCACCTACTCGCTGCTCACAAAAGGTCTGAACATCTCCAGGAGCATCTCCCAGGGTTAGCTCTACCATAGTGGCGGCGCAGGCATACTCAACATCTGCAATAAGGAACTTGATGTTCTCTGCGACAATTCTTGTGTTAGTCATTTGATGACCTTTCTAAATAGTTATTTCTAGCTCGACTGAGATATTAGCCGATAGGTATTCAGCGTTATTTGTTTGTAAGTTGTAGGGTTCATTTACTCGAATCACTCGAGCGTATCGCGGCATAGCATTTAGAACATCGTGTATTGCCTGATCTAGATTCTCTGTAGCCTTTTTATTAGTGGCAGTAGAAGCTATGACTACTAGCTCTAGATTTAGATCGTACTGAGTGCCTAGAGTGCTAGGTGTTAGATAGGGAGAAGCGGCGTTTATTATTACTATCGGCGGCGTTATGCGCTCAGGAACGTAATCTAAAACCCTAATGCTGGCTGCCTCTAAATCAAGCTTGAACTCTGCCTTAGAGATTGTTATTTCGTTACTCATATTGCATAGCCAACATAGGGATTCAGCAACGGATAGACAGCTCCCATAGGGTCTTTTGCAACCCTAATGGCTGTTCCGTCCATACTTGCAAACTGCGCGACTCCATTAGGCGCTGAACGCCTGTGGAATAGCTCTGAGGAACAGATAAGCGTAGCCTGCCTATGAATCTCGTCTGGGACAGTAGTAATCACGCCGACATAGTTCGCAACCTGAGCAGTTCCAGCACTTAGACAGGACTCTATAAAAGTGCCTGTCTCATCTGTCCCTACATAGGCTTGAAGTTCTGCCAGCGTGACTACTGTTGTCATTTAGATTGTCCCTTAGGTTATGTCTAGCTCAACGATTGCACCGGCGAATGGTGTAGTAATCGCCATGTATCCGTAAACGCTCACAGAATCTGTAAGGGTCGTAATGTCACCGTCTGTCAAACGAACAGGAGCGCCCGGAGACTCGAAGGACTGGATAGCCTGGCTGTTTGCCATGTAGACCTTGTTAGCGGTCATCGCTGGATCAACAATCAGTGGCAAGCCAAGTAGTCTGCCTGATAGTCCAGGAAGGTTAGCAGTTCCAATGTTGTTGAAGCCCTGACCGTCTTGTAGAACTACTGGGCGACCGTCAGTGCCAACTACAGTCATCAAGAACTTGTAAGCCTCTGGAGAGGCAACAATAGCCTCTGGGCGAAGTCCGGTGTTCTCGAAGATGTAAGTAGCGCCGTCAGTGATACCACCGATCAGAGCCGATACAGTTCCAGCAGATACGTCGAAGACCTTGCCGGTGTAGGTAAGTCCCTCAACGTGAGCAACGAAAGCAGCGTTAGAAGCGTTTGCATAAGCAATAGTTAGCGCCTGGAATACGGTGTTTAGGTAATCAACTGTCGAACGCTCGATAGTCTGCTTAGAGAAGCTTGTGTAGCCTCCGTAAGTCTTTACTGCTGCCGAGGTGTTAGCAATTGTCAAGTTACCAAAAGCTAGTTCGTCATTCTCTGGGTCTTGCTCTGCAACTGAAATTGTGTTAGCAGTTACAGAAGCATACTCAACACTCAAGCCTGAGCCTGGAAGCGCTGCGCGCGAGAAGGCTGATAGAGCCGGGCGGTTGTCGTTGATTAGGTTGTTGATCTGACCGACAAAAGCAGCGGTTGTTACTGTGTTAGCAGTAGTCGAAGCTGCGCGAGCAAGCTCAATAGCCTCTGCATCGCCGTCTAGTAGTTTCTTAGCAAACTCGCCCTGAGAGCGAATCTCTGAGCCAATTACTTTAGGTGTTTCAATAGTTAGTCCTGCTTCAACGACTCGGCGCAATTCAGCAACCTCATCTTGAACAGAACGGACTTCTAGTTCTATGTTCTCAGACATTAAGTCTCTTTCTTCTGTTTGGGTTTCGAGGGCTTCAACATCTTGTTGATCTTCTCTAACCTCGGTTATGTTTGCACCAGCGAAAGCCGGAAACGGCACGACAGAAACCTCTTTTAGGTCTATGAGTGTCCGAGTTATCAGCGAGCCATCTCTATCATGTTCGATAGGCATGAACCCTACTGAGAATTTATTTAGTACGCCGTCACGCATAAGAGTCAAAACTTCATCGCCCCTAGAGGTCTGGCTTACTTTGGCTGTGATCTCGTAGCCTGCATCTGTTTCTCTGCCTGAGATAACTTTGCCGATTGGCTCTTCGTGACCGTAGAACAACTTGACATCTTCGACTGAGTCAATAGCGCCCGGCGCGAAGCGCTCCTGAATACCGCCACCGATAGAAGCCTCCTGATTATAGGGAACAGCTAACCCGGTAATTGTTCTTTCCTCGACAGCATCTAGTGATAGCGCTGCTTCTCTAATTTCAATTTCAGACATCTAAGCCCTCTCTTTGTCTTACTTCCTCAGCAGTTAGGATACCTGCGGCGATAGCGGTTGAATAGTAGTTATAGCGTGTAGCAACATCTGCCCGGAATAGGTGCTGATAGTCAAATTCGACTCGAGTGCCTCTAGGCAGGCAGTTGCTTAGTGCATCTGTAATAGCGTCTGTATAGCCCATAAGTGTGTGGCGAAAAAATACGGCGTTCTCATCAAGCAAGTTTGAATATGTGTCTGAGCCGCCTGGAACTGTCGAGAGAAGTAGCCGCGCTGGGATACCGAATAGTCGAGCTATGTTTACTGTGCTCTGCTCTACTGTGTCTGTGAATAGTGCCTCGCGTGGAGAGAGCGAAATAGCCTGATAGTCGAAGCCGTTACCTAGAACTGCGATCTGTCTGTTCTGCTGCTTATTGTGCCAGTTGTTAGTAATCGTATCGGCTTGCTCTGAATTGACTTGTTGCCCGGTCTTGAGGATACCTGTGGGTACACCTGCCTGGCTGAACCAATTCTTAGCGTAGTCGCGTAGGTCTAGAGCCGCTGAGATGTCTTTCCTGCAAGACTCAATAGGGCTAATGCCTCTAAGGTTGCCTGTCTTTGTAAAGAGCCTTATGTGCTCCATTTCGTTTCTTCTGTAGGTAACACCTTGATAGCTGTAGTAAACTCCCTGATTCAAGTCCTGATCGTTTACATAGGCTACGGATACAGCAGAAGCAGGTAACAGGGTTAGATTGTTTACTTGACCGTTTGACCCGAAACTTTTGTGCCAGAAAGCGTTGCCTTCGAGAGCGAGACTTGTCACGGTCTGGAATAAAAAGTCGCGCCTGTTGCTGTTGATGTCTGGCTTATTTACTAAGACAGGATTCTCAACTCTGAAATCCATGCCGGTTGCGTAACGATAAGTCTCAATAGGCATTTTAGAAATTGGAGTAGCAATTATCTGTATTGACCTGTAGACAGCGGTAAGAGTTAGCGCGGTGTCTGCTGTAACAGTAGCGTCTGACCTAGTAGGTATCGTAGGTTGCGCTGCTCGCTTCTCTGAGGGCGCGCCTGTCAGTCTTTGCCATAGTGTTGCCATGCACCTATCCTAATTACATTAGTGTAATTTAGAATACACCAATTTGGGCGTGTTGTGCTCTTTCACTTACATAAGTTGCGAAAATAGTTGCCATGAGTGCGTCTACTTCACCGTAGGATTCTTTCCTAGCAATAAACCAGCGATCTCCCAGATACTTGACCACGCCATTAGGATTCTGCACGATCAGTAACGGGTCATTATTGTGTCTAACTTTGTCTGTCGAGAATAGCGCGTGAGTGAGTGAGCAAGCTGCTGCAACTTCCGAAGCAAAGAGCTTCCAAGTAGGGATTCCCACCTGCTTCATTCTGTGAGCTAAGCCGGGGAACATTCTGTCATCTACCACAATAGCCCTGGGTGAATACTTATCGTTCAGCTCTATCATTCTGTTGAATAGCTGATTCTCGTTAGGATTGACGAAAGTCTGAACTAGCTCTGTCTGCTGAATACCGTCTTTTTCGTTTGCGACCGCGATAGTGGCGTGAGTCCAAGAGAGTGTTCTATCAAGAGCAAACACAGCGCCTACTTTATCCTCGACACCGCTGCCTGCTGCCTTCCTAAATAGATCTCCGGCTAACCAGCTCTCGGCAGTTCCGCTAATGAATTGGTTGAGCCTGTAGCGCCTGGCTTCGTGCTCAGGAAGTGTCTTGAGGTCGCTAATAACCTGTTCTAGTGGGATTCGCCCGGCGGCAACTGAGGGATTAGCCGCGAAGATAGCATCTGGGTCTGTGACCGGAGCGTTCTCTGGAGCTTCCCAAAGAAAGAACCCAAAGCGCTCTAGTTCTGTATCTCCGGCTGCTGCTTTCTTCCCGGACTTGTAGAGCTCGATAAGGGTTTCTGAGTTTTGGTCTCCTGCTGTAGTTATGCCTAATACCATGCCGTCTCTGCGCTGAGAAGTACCCAGAACCGCGGCGCTCCACATTCCCTCTTTAGCCAGGTGGAGTTCGTCAAATAAACAAAGCGAAATAGGGATTCCCTGAAGGGCTGATTCTTTAGCCGCTTTTACGTCATAACGCCCTGTGCCGTCTGCTGTTACGATTCCGCGCTGCTCTGTGGCTTTCTTGAACCGCTTAGACAGGAAGGGATTGTTCTGGATTACAAAGAGTACACGCGAGTAAATGATGCGCGCTTGGTCTGATGAGCTGGCAAGCGATAGCACCTGTGCCCCTGATCTCTGATGAACCAGAAGCCCGTAGAGCCCCAAGATAGCTGCAAGTAGGCTTTTTCCATTCTGCCTACCGAGTGATACCACCGCTTGCCTGTATCTTAGTCTGCCAGCTAAATCTGGGTTTGGGTGATTACCCGGGTATCTTTCTAGAAGGTGTCGCAATAACCAGCGCTGCCACTCATCTAGTTCTAGCCCTTCTGGATTCTCCGGAGACTTCCAGGCTATGTCTGCCAGTTCTATAAGCAAGTCCCCATCTGTAATGAAGTCCTCAGATAGCGGTTGCGTGTAGGTAACTGGAAGCTGAAGCATTACCGGGTAAGTAACTTCTCTAATGGATCTATGTCATGCCTGTTCGCGTTTAGCTGGGACTGTAATTCCAAGATTGTTTTGCGAAGCTCCGCTGCCGTAGAGGTGTGCCCGGTTTCGTCGAAGGAAGCGGCTAGACGTACTGCCATACCTGCGATTACTTTCTGTTCAATAGTCATACTAAGAGTATCAAGCCACTCCTGAAGTGTTTCCTGTATCATGCTGTTTCCTTCCTCGGATTATTTACCTATTGTGTAAAAACTTGTGG